GATGATATCGTTGCTGTAGGTATGGTTTACCAGTTCTAATTTGATTACTAAAAGATATGTTGTGGGGGGGTTTGCCTCCCCCACATATAAATGGCTCCCTCAAGCCACTTCCTTTAGAAGCACAACCTTGCTTCTAACTATACAAACCTTCTGTTATATATTACCCTTTATTTTTGGGGGCGTTTCAACGCCCCATTTTTAATAACTTTTAGTAAATAATTGGCGTATTAATTAGAGTTATTAACAACGATATCCATCTCTAACCGGATATCTAATGCCATTAACATCCCTTCAATTATACCCTCAGCCTTCTGTAACCTTTTCCCGATATAACCATCAGAGCAGCAATGCTTACCTGCCAGTGACATGAATGTCATACCGACTACATAATAATCTACTAATAAATCGTGCAAATCGCTGTTGTTCTTTTTCAGACGGGCCATGCACCCGCAAATAATCATCGCGTCATCGTCACAACATTGCGGGCGAGATTTTACTTTTGAAGTAATTAATCCCTTAAAACCGGCGGCAATGGACGACCAGGTCACATCTTCATGATTATTAGCCGCCCACGCTCCCCAACGCTCAAGAACCATCTGAATATCACGCATCAACTTACTCCACAAAAATCAGACCAGAACGCCAATTACAAGCAAAAATCAACAAAACAGTATTAGTTGATTGTTATCTCTGACTTCATACTCCTGCTCCTGTCAGGGTTTTGGCGTAATTCTTCAGTATTCGGTAATCGGTCAAAACAGAACCGGGGAAACGATATAAGCGCAGATGCCCCCAGCGGTGGCGAAGAAGTTCTGCCATATAAAACTCAAACATCATTCATTCCCCATTTCGGTGATGGTCAGTTCCAGCCTCCCACCTTTGGTAACAGGCATCTTCACAACGCGGTAATCAACGACCTGAGCATCATCCAGCCAGAAACCTGCTTTGGTGAGTGCGTCAAAAGCGGCTTTTTGCAGATTATCCAGGTCACGGCGACGGCGATCCGGCATGTGGCACTCAATGCGGATTTTCACAGGCATAGCCAGGCCGATATCCAGCATTGCGTTTTTAATGATTCGGGCGACGTTATCGCGGTATGCCTGCCCCTCTGCGCTGACGTGCGTGCGCCCGCGATTATGGCGGTAATAGCGATTATTGCTCGGAGGCCAGGGTAATGTGATGCTGTAGGTATTCACGCCTTAATAACCCCCTCTTTCAGCCAGATAACCTGTGTTCTCGCCATACCTTCCAGCGCGCATTCTTTTGCATATGCAGCATCGACAAAATGTGTGCGGCGGTCGATTTCGTCGTGGCAGGCAGAACATGCAATGGTGGCAATCAGGTCTGGCGGTTTGGTACCGGTGCCGCACAATCCAGTCAGCCGGATATGTGCCAGTACAGACGTTTCAGGGTTGCCATTACATACGCCAGGGATTCTTACCTGGCATTCCCGACCACGCGCTGCTTTTCTCAAATCAGCCATGATTCCTCCTTGCTGCCAGTCGCAACCATTTTTTATCAACCAGGCTGGCGGTATATCCGAGCAGTGTTGGTATTTCGGAAGGCTTCAGCTCCGGTTTACGCTTACGACGATTTGGTACTCTGTAGATGTGTCCGTTCATGACACGAATAAGCGGTGTAGCCATTACGCCTCCTGCTTGTCGCGCAGCAGCTGGAACTCGCAGCTCTGCGGAATAGTCAGGTGGCAGCCAATATTCACCGCCCAGGCTTCAACCTTACACAGGAAGACATACATCTCTCCGGTATCAAGATCGGAGGTATGGCGTAACGACTGGATAGTAGTGATTTCGCCGGTTACGACATCAACCAGGTCCTTGGTTTCATAACCGAGGTATGTGTGTTTGAGAGCATCTTTTACCCATGCTGAAGTAGCGAACGATTTCCCCCTGCTGATGAGGTATTCACTGATTTCGCTGTACCACATGTGGCTGAGTGCATTCTGGGAAAGACTGCGTTTCTCACGCCACGGTTTAAGCACCATGCGAAAGCATTTTCCGTTCTCCAGATAAGGCTGGATCTGCTGGCCGATAGCGGTGAAGTTACCGCGATGCAATTTGATGCCATCTTGTAGGAGGTTCACGATTCACCTCCGCAGAGGTCAAACGCTGGATGCAAAAAATCGCAGGTACATTTCTGCATCTGTGAAGGGAGAAGAGAGTTTGGATTGTATGTGCGCATAAACGTCCCCGTTTAGCGCAGAAGTCACCGGAGTTGTTCAGGCTCCGGTGACTTAATTATGACAAGTTGATTATGGAAAATCAAAGCTTGTCATCAGAACAACGAATAATTTAAAAACTCTATAATTTCTAAGATTTTTTCACTTATCGCTGGAATGAAACGTGAAGCAAAATAGAGCCCCAAAAAAACCAATATTGAGTACGAAACCGTGATAGCGACTCTGTATTTTTTCTCGCCTCGCTTCACTCTCTCCCACTCAGTTTTAAGAACACTGGAACTATATTCAAAATACTGTCTGACCACATCTGTAATGTTAGATGAGCGATCCATTTTTAAAATGTAATCCTCAATGATTTTCAAAAGCAGAGACTCTTCATTAGTTAAGTTTTTACTGGATAACCTAAGCTTCACTTTTGCGGAAAGAAAATAAATTTTTCCAGCCACCTCAGGGAGCTTCTCAGGCGGAGTCGTGCGTAATTGTAAAAAGTTCTCCATCAATTCGGCTAACTCTTCCCTTAAACCATCTATCCACGCTTGCCGAAACTCAGATGTTTTATTCTCCTTAGTGATAACAAGCCCCACTCCAGCTGCAGCTGCGGCAATAATTGCGGCGACAACTGAGGCTATCCCTGCATCCATAAATTACCCCTCAAAACAATATGAATATGAATATGATTCGATGTCTTCAGCAATTGAAAACTAAAACTCCCTGTAATGTCACATCTGCCCATGAATGTGTTTTCTTCATACAGCTTTGCTGCAATATCTAAATCAGACATTAGTCAGCGGTTCTCCCGCGCCAGCGTTTGTTACTTTCTGATATTCTTTCTGTATCAACGGATTCAACCTCACCTTCTGAAAACCTAACTGCATTAGCTTTAGCCATTGCCTTCCTAGCATCTTCTTCCGCCTGGCTAAAATGCACCTTCTTTCTTCCCTTGAAACTACCAACGCGAATTTTGGAAGAGGCCTGCGTCTTGTACTTGCTAATCCGTAATTGTGCCGCCAAATGGGCTTTTGCCTCGGTGCGGTTCGCTGGCTTCTTCTTTACTAATTCAAGGTCTAAATGGTACTGCTGCTCAGCTCTTAGTTTCTTCGGTTTCATAATATCACTCTCAAACAAAGTCCATTTATCATAGAATAAAAGCCCTCTAAGAGCTTTGATTTGTATCTATGCTAATTCCCGTCAATTTGTTCTTCATTTTACCTCCAGCTGTTGTGCTGCTGCAGTGGCATTCAATAGTTTTCCTTCTAAGCATCCTACAAAATCGGTGACGAGTCATGACCAGTTCACGTAGTGCAATGAAATTACTGCAATCTATTATGACGCAAATGCGTCAATACTCGAATCAACTGATCATCCTGCCACGACTGAAATCTCAAATAGGCCGTTTCTCAAGTAAGAGATTTTGAATGCATTATTGGCTACTGAAATAAAAAACCCAGCGCCAACTGGGTTCATATGAAATTTTTTTGTCATTTCCAATTGCAAGACTGTGAAATTTTTTCCACAACCTTATCAATCTCAGACAAGTCAAACTCAACTACTTGCATAGTTGATCCATAAGGTTCAAACCCAAAAATAGCTTTTTTATGCTTAGCCAAGGTCTTTATAAATTGTATTGGTTGTGGAGCAAATGCAGAATCACCGCCTTCCCCACCTCCCCAAACACTCTTGACCGGCTTTCCGCCATCTAACCGCACTGTAATTCTTGGGTTGTCCGAACCCATATAATCATTGAATGATAAATAGGCATCTGTTTTGTTATCACTACAACGCAACACCAGTGAAGTTGCACGATCAGTACCTGCTTTGTTATATGAATCTGGTGATAAATTAAGAGCCACAAAGTCAGTCTGGTCAGTCATTTTATTTATCTCAGACTTTGTTATCCACGGCCCTAACTTCTCTACACCAGCATTTGCTGTAAACGAGGCACTTATGACAAAGGCTAAAATAAATTTTCTCATAACCCTATCTCCTTGGATTTAAAGAACTAAATATTATCAAGTCTCTTGCCACTAGAAAACCCACTTTATTTCCAAACTCTGACGGCATTCCTGAAAATCCGCTTCATACTCACTTGCCCCGCCCTATCATCCTGAGTAGCTAACCGTTAAACAAACGTTCGCCAGACCTTACCATCAATGACCAGGATTCCTGCCCGCGCCATTTTTGCCGCAGCCTGATTTATGCTGGTTAATGTCACACCTGTTGTCGCAGCAACGTCCGGCGCACAGAAGCTCTTGTGCGTCTCCAGATAATGAATAATTGCCTCTTTGCCCGTCATACAGTTGCTCCTTTCAGTCCGAACTTCGCTTTGATTTCTGCGATCTTCGCCAGAGCCTGTGCACGATTTAGAGGTCTACCGCCCATGACAGGAAGTTGTTTTACTGGTTCAGGTATCGCCTCACCACGGTTAATTCGCGCGGTCATACAAGTCAGTTCATCGGCAGCCTTGCGCCGTAATTCCGCATCAGTCAGCGCATTGGCCCGCATGTTCTGATACAGGTTGGTAACCAACCAGTAGTGCGCGTTTGATTTCCATGGATAAGACTCTGCATCCGGATACAGGCCACGCTTCCGGCAATACTCGTAAACCATATCAACCAGCTCGCTGGCGTTTGGCAGCCCGGCAGTAACGGATGCTTCTTCCCGGCACCAGGCAACAAACTGCCCGGGTGATGGCAGGAATGGTCGATTCTGCCGACGGGCTACGCGCATTCCTGCGTTAACCTGTTCCATTGTGGTGATCCCGTTTTCCCGGAAAGCCAGAACCCACTGGCGGCGGATTTCGTTCAGTTCGTTCTGGTCCCGGTTAGCCAGGCTCGCCGGGAAAGTTGCCAGTAACTGGCTGAACACACCATTGATGATCTGCGCTACCTGCTGTACCTGCGGCTTTTCGTCGTACTGTTCCGGCATGTTGTTGGCGATCCGACGCATCTGCTCACGGTCAAAGTTAATCATCTGTGCGGCGATGTTTTTCATAGATCCACCCCGTAAATCCAGTCTGTGTTTGTCAGGTCGAGTTTTGGTTTGCTAGCTGTCACGCCTGCCTGTTGCTTGTTACGGTTGATTTCGAGTTGGGTCCACTTGTCGCGGAGTTTGGCCGGACTTAGCACGTTACCGGACCAGAAGTTGTCCTGGCATGCCCAGCGGAACAGCACGCACATGTCGCGGTGGTTACGTCCGTCACGTTCACGCATCAGGCGGATATCGTTAGCCCACCCTGCAAAATTCGGTTTTCTGGCTGATGGCGCGATGGTCTTCACCATGTCAAACATCCACTCTGCGGCGGTCAGGTCTTCTGCTGTCCCCCACCTGCTGCCGCTCTGAATTGCAGCATCTGGTTTCTCCACAGGAAGATCGTTTTCTGGTTGGTCAGAGGATTCGCCAGAATTCTCGGACGAAAAAGGTTTTATATTGTCTTTTGTTAGTTTGTCTTTTGTGTTTACCTGATTCGGGTAAACGCCTTTACCTGATTTGGGTAAACTTTTCTTACCTGATTCAGGTAAATTTACCTCTTTCAGGTAAACTTTATTTTTCTTACCTGATTCGGGTAATGTTGACCATTCACTGATCACATTATTAATGCCGATATTCCGCCCGCTCTGAATAAAAATCCCACGCTTTACCAGAACACTTTTTGCAGCAGAACACTTGTGCGGCAATATCCCGGTCAACTCGGAAAGTTGCTCGTTGCTCACCCAATCCAGTTTTTTATTAAAGCCATATGTTTTGCGCATGACAGCCAGGAATACCAGAAGCTGGTGCTGTGTTAATCCGGCCAGCATCACAGCTTCCAGCAACTCATTTGCAATGCGCGTATAACCATCATCGAGATCTGCCACGCGCGGCTCCTTTTGTGCCACATCCGGCACAGGAAAATTGAATATCTCAGCAGTGTTTGCCATAATTCCTCCCGCAATGAGTGTGTTACGATTTGCACCTGAAAGTCGGTTCTGTTCCCGCAGACCGACTTTCGCCATTTTTGAACCTGTCATATTGCCCCCAGCATGGTGGTGACCATCGCCATCAATGGACCAGCCAGATCCGGGTCCACTCGAAACATCGACACAATGCCTTCACTCATCTCCTTCAGTTTCTGGTGGCGTGGTGCGTTGAGAATGACCGCCTGCTTTGCCTCACAGAGTTCCTTTTCCATTTCAGCCAGCCGAGCCATGAAGCTATCCTGCTCAACCAGGTGGCCGCGATATTCCAGCGGTAGTACCGCCAGAATTGCCGGGGTCAGTTCACGCACGTTATTTCGGTATTTTTCAGAATCGAATTTGTTATCGAGGAAGCGGAACAGCTTCTGGCGTGCACGGCTGACATCATCAGGGAAATCGATAGTGCCGCCGCCCTGCTCCCGATACTCATTCACAATGAGTGTGGCAACGACATCCTGATTATCTTCAGCCGACCAGGCGCGGACGGCATCACGGATTTTTTCGTGGCCTGGCACCTGTTTTGTTTGAGAACGATTTATCACCGCAGTCGGGCTAAATCCGCTAGTCTGTTGGTATGTAAGTGGTTGCATAATTGACTCCTTTAGTTTGAATTGACTGTTAAGTTGATTGCTTATTGTTAAAGAGCGTGAAATGGAAATTTAAGCTGCGTTCTTTTCGGTGTGTGGAAACAACTTCGGAAGATCCGGGCGAATCTGGTATGCCTTCACTACTCCACCAGTAGCCGTAACAATGCTGCCGACATGTTCAGGGGATACCTTTGCTTTGTTGTGAAGCCACTTATAGACGGCCTGCTGTGAAACTTCGCAGGCAGCGCCCAGTTTCTTTTGTGAACCAACGATATTGATCGCTGTTTTGATAGCTGGGTTCATAACAACCTCCGTGGTTAATTTGAACCAAGATTAAAACTATGGTTGTTTTTAGTCAACAACCATTTTCGTTTGATGGAATAAAACCTTGGTTGTACATTTGGACTATGAAAACAACACTCTCAGAAAGACTTAAAGAAGCCAGATTAGCGCGAGGCCTTACACAAAAGGCGCTTGGGGATTTGGTCGGGGTTAGCCAAGCTGCTATTCAGAAAATCGAAACAGGGAAAGCTAACCAAACAACTAAAATCGTGGAGATCGCGAACGCTTTGGGTGTGCGCGCAGAATGGTTATCTTCTGGCGTTGGAAATATGTCAGACAGTACAGTGCAACCAATACAATCAACTGTCAGCCATTCCAAATACTTTAAGATTGACGTTCTTGATATAGAAGTGAGTGCCGGGCCGGGAGTCATCAACCGTGAATTTGTAGAAGTTCTACGCTCGGTTGAGTACTCGTTTGACGATGCTCGTCACATGTTCGATGGCAGGAAGGCGGAAAATATCCGCATCATTAACGTGCGTGGTGACAGCATGTCAGGAACGATCGAACCAGGTGATCTGCTGTTCGTTGATATCACGGTTAAATCTTTCGACGGTGATGGTATCTATGCGTTTCTGTACGACGACACAGCCCATGTAAAGCGCCTGCAAATGATGAAAGATAAGCTACTGGTTATCTCTGATAACAAGAGCTACTCACCGTGGGACCCGATCGAGAAAGACGAGATGAACCGGGTGTTCATCTTCGGTAAGGTTATTGGGAGCATGCCGCAGACGTACAGGAAGCATGGTTAATAATTAGCCTGTAGCTTTTTAAGGCACACTCTTTTCAAGAATATTAAATAGAACACTATATGGCATAAACAAGGACTTAGGATGGAAAAGCCTAGCTTCCCACCTCTTCTTACAGCAGGATTTCATGATATGGATAGTGATGGCATCAAGTCTCTTTGTGTCGACACCTTCCCAAAATCCGTTAGAAGAAGTATGCTATACTGTAATTTTATACAGCTTATTGAGCAATTTAAACTTGTTAATCAGCAGTGTCTATGTTTCTCTGAAGTGTGGATCGATGGTTCATTCACTACAGAGAAACCTGAACCTGATGACATAGATATACTCGTGGTCGTCGATTATTTGGCCCTAAACTCTTTGCCAAACACGCTGATGCCATTGGTTAGCTCATTGTTAAATAGAGATTTTATTAAAGAAAACTACAGCATTGACGTTCTTTTGCTGCCTGAAAATCATCCAGAAATCGATTATAGTGAAAGGCGAAGTTACTGGAGAGGGTGGTTTGGTTTTGATCGGAAGGAGAATCCTAAAGGCCTCGTGAGGGTAATGTTATGAGCGAAGAAAAAACATTCAACTCCCTCAAGGAGCGAATTGCGTTCATTCAACGCGATGTGGATCTGCTTGCTCAAAATAAGGGGAGATCATTTGCTGATGACATTATATTTAGATCACTTGACTCCCATCTGAGCGATCTCCGAGAGAGACAACGTGCAATCGATAACCAACATCCTTTACGTGATTTCATGGAGTTGAGATTAAAAGGTGTTTTGGTCGATTTCGGGTCTATTCCGTTAGATATTCTATCTGTAATTTCAGGTAATCTCGCATCCCTTGTACAGAAAGCAGTTTACCGACTTGGATCTGGGAAAGATTCTAGTCGTGTGCCGATTGATGTTAAAAAATCATTAGACATGAGATTGGCAGACTTGCGTCCAGGTTCGACGAAGTTAGGTGTTACTTTTTCTACTGGTTCTTGCGAGCTCATCGAAACAGTATCCAGTCATGCTGTTAAGGAGATTTTTGCACTACTCTCATCCATTGATGAAGAAACATTCACGGCTAAAATTGCCGAAATTGGTTCGCAATCAACAGCTAACCTAAAAAACATCATAAATGAGTGCGAAAAATATAGTCTTAACTTTGATCTTACTTGGATTGGACCTTTAAGTGATGGTACCAGACAAGTGTCAATTTCTTCAGAAGATATAAAAAAACTGAATGCTCGCTTAGCTTTAACGAAGGTCATTCAGCTACCGGATGAGCATATATCAGGCGAACTTGCTATTTTATCCATGTACGGGAAATTGGAGATTGCAAGCGAGCTTGGAAAAATAAAGGCTTCTTATCCGATTGATATGTTAGGAGAAATTCAAAGTAAATATAAAGTTGGTGAACGAATATCGCTCGTAGTAAGCGTTTCTGAGATTCACAATGAAAGATTAGGAACATCACGACGTAACTACATGGTTAAAAAAATCGAATAGTGATGCTACCCGGCCACCGTGCCGGGTTTTCTTTTGCCTCCCCCTCATCACACAAACCGTTCGAAAAACCACCATAACCCCCGCTTCAGTTATCGCTATGCGATGCAAGTCACAAAATAAATCCATCTTAAATACAACCAGTTATATCTAAAACAACCAATAAAACAACTTTTGTTGTTGACGATAAAACAACTATAGTTTTAAATGAATTCATCGCAACAACACAACGATACGGCAATCACCTGATTCACCGTTGCGATGACCGCTTAGATCCGCAGCTTGAATTTCAGCAGGCTCCGGGGAGTGCGAGGGGTGAAGCGGACGCGTGAACGTCGGTGTGACCAGCTGAAATCAACTCAACACTTCATACCTCAGTCGCTTCAACGAGGCGACTTAGTTATGACAACCGGCGGCCATCCACCGCCTGAATACGCGCAGAAGTCTCTATATGTTCAGCAGCCCAGCTTACGGGCAGAAGTCTCTATATGTTCAGCAGCCCAGCTTACGGGCAGGAGTTTTTATGGTTCATCAACATTACGGAACGCAGACCGTTAATCGAGGTGCGGTCATGCCAGGAATGCTGGTCAAACACAAAGATGGTACCTGGACTGCATCAGCTAATTTACGCGGACGGCTTTATCTGCATCGCGGCATCGAGCGCACTTATACCCGTGATTTGCTCGTGGAAGTTTTTCTCGACGGACGCGGTAACGGCCTGAATCACTAACCCCCTTTCCTGTTTTCCTAATCAGCCTGGCATTTCCCGGGCAATAGTTTCACAGCCATTTTCAGGAGTTCAGCCATGAACGCTTATTACATTCAGGATCGTCTTGAGGCTCAGAGCTGGGTGCGTCACTACCAGCAGATCGCCCGTGAAGAGAAAGAGGCAGAACTGGCAGACGACCTGGAAAAGGGTCTGCCCCAGCATTTGTTTGAATCGCTCTGCATCGATCATTTGCAACGTCACGGGGCCAGCAAAAAAGCTATTACCCGTGCGTTTGATGACGATGTTGAGTTTCAGGAGCGCATGGCAGAACACATCCGGTACATGGTTGAAACCATTGCTCACCACCAGGTTGATATTGATTCAGAGGTATAAAACGGATGAGTACAGCACTCGCAACGCTGGCTGGGAAGCTGGCTGAACGTGTCGGCATGGATTCTGTCGACCCACAGGAACTGATCACCACTCTTCGCCAGACAGCATTTAAAGGCGATGCCAGCGATGCGCAGTTCATCGCATTGCTGATCGTCGCCAACCAATACGGCCTTAATCCGTGGACGAAAGAAATTTACGCCTTCCCTGATAAGCAGAACGGCATCGTTCCGGTGGTGGGCGTTGATGGCTGGTCCCGCATCATCAATGAAAACCAGCAGTTTGATGGTATGGACTTTGAACAGGACAACGAATCCTGCACATGCCGGATTTACCGCAAAGACCGCAATCATCCGATCTGCGTTACCGAGTGGATGGATGAATGCCGCCGCGAACCATTCAAAACCCGCGAAGGCAGAGAAATCACCGGACCGTGGCAGTCGCATCCCAAACGGATGTTACGGCATAAAGCCATGATTCAGTGTGCCCGTCTGGCCTTCGGATTTGCTGGTATCTATGACAAGGATGAAGCCGAGCGCATTGTCGAAAATACTGCATACACTGCAGAACGTCAGCCGGAACGCGACATCACTCCGGTTAACGATGAAACCATGCAGGAGATTAACACTCTGCTGATCGCCCTGGATAAAACATGGGATGACGACTTATTGCCGCTCTGTTCCCAGATATTTCGCCGCGACATTCGCGCATCGTCAGAACTGACACAGGCCGAAGCAGTGAAAGTTCTTGGATTCCTGAAACAGAAAGCCACTGAGCAGAAGGTGGCAGCATGACACCGGACATTATCCTGCAGCGTACCGGGATCGACGTGAGAGCTGTCGAACAGGGGGATGATGCATGGCACAAATTACGGCTCGGCGTCATCACCGCTTCAGAAGTTCACAACGTGATAGCAAAGCCCCGATCAGGAAAGAAGTGGCCTGACATGAAAATGTCCTACTTCCACACCCTGCTAGCTGAGGTTTGCACCGGTGTGGCTCCGGAAGTTAACGCTAAAGCGCTGGCCTGGGGAAAACAGTACGAGAACGACGCCAGAACCCTGTTTGAGTTCACTTCCGGCGTAAATGTTATTGAATCCCCGATCATCTATCGCGACGAAAGTATGCGCACCGCCTGCTCTCCCGATGGTTTATGCAGTGACGGCAATGGCCTTGAGCTGAAATGCCCGTTTACCTCCCGGGATTTCATGAAATTCCGGCTCGGTGGTTTCGAGGCCATAAAGTCGGCTTACATGGCCCAGGTGCAGTACAGCATGTGGGTGACGCGAAAAGATGCCTGGTACTTTGCCAACTATGACCCGCGTATGAAGCGTGAAGGCCTGCATTATGTCGTGATTGAGCGGAATGAAAAGTATATAGCGAGTTTTGACGAGATGGTGCCGGAGTTCATCGAAAAAATGGACGAGGCACTGGCTGAAATTGGTTTTGTATTTGGGGAGCAATGGCGATGAAACATCCTCACGATAATATCCGCGTAGGCACGATCACTTTCGTCTACTCCGTTACGAAGCGAGGCTGGGTATTTCCCGGCCTTTCTGTTATCCGAAATCCCCTGAAAGCACAGCGGCTGGCTGAGGAGATAAATAATAAACGGGGAGCTGTATGCACAAAGCATCTCCCGTTGAGTTAAGAACGAGTATCGAGATGGCACATAGCCTCGCTCAAATTGGAGTCAGGTTTGTGCCAATACCAGTAGAAACAGACGAAGAATTTCATACGTTAGCCGCATCCCTTTCACAAAAGCTGGAAATGATGGTGGCGAAAGCAGAAGCAGATGAGAGAGACCAGGTATGACAACCACGGAATGCATTTTTCTGGCAGCGGGCTTCATATTCTGTGTGCTTATGCTTGCCGACATGGGACTTGTTCAATGACACCTCAGCAGGAAAACGCCCTTCGCAGCATTGCCCGTCAGGCTAATTCTGAAATCAAAAAAGCCAGACAGCAGTTTCCGGATAAAAACGTCGATGACATTTGCCGTAGCGTACTGAAGAAGCACCGCGAAACGGTAACGCTGATGGGATTCACACCGACTCATTTAAGCCTGGCAATCGGCATGTTAAACGGCGTCTTTAAGGAACGATGAACATGAAAAGCAAAATCATCAGGGAGCTACAGGCTCCTTTTTTATTATTCGCATTCACCCTCAAGCGTATTAACCAACAATTCAGGGATTAATGGAAGATGGCAGACATCATTGATTCAGCATCAGAAATTGAAGAATTACAGCGCAACACAGCAATAAAAATGCGCCGCCTGAACCACCAGGCTATATCTGCCACTCATTGTTGTGAGTGTGGCGATCCGATAGATGAACGAAGACGCCTGGTCGTTCAGGGTTGTCGGACTTGTGCAAGTTGCCAGGAGGATCTGGAGCTTATCAGTAAACAGAGAGGTTCGAAGTGAGCGAAATTAACTAGAAGCCAAAGATAAAATCATCGCTGAGCAGGAGAAAATCGCTAACGGAGAAAAGACAGTAAGTCAGTATATGAAAACCGCATGATATCATCAGATAAAAATCGGTCGTAAAGCGAAATATTAATACCAGAACAAACGAGTCGAGGTAAATTATATTACCTCGATAAATTAACTAAAACTTGCCCGCTATATACTATATCATTCAGTATCATCACGCGCGGTCTGTGCATATGTCACTACCGCACCTAATATATTAATTTTCTTTTCAACATAGATAATATTATCGTACTCATAATTGCCATACGGATAGCAAATGCGAATATTCTCATGTAGATCGGGGTCATCCACCTCAGCTCCAGAACAACTTTTTGAACTACCGGAAGTATACCGATACGGTGCAACATAAGACGATGTCTCTCCAGGCAAAAAATAAGTTAGTGTCGTAAGGGGTATAATCAGAAAAAATCCAGCAAATATGCACATCCCTGCATAAACCTTAAGGTATGCTGACAGACTCTTCCAGCCTCTTTGTTTTACTATCCCCTTCTTAACCCAAAACAGAGATAACAGAAAAGCTATTCCCATGCTAAACAGAATGTAATAGTGGGATATACTCTGATTAAGAAACGTGACCCTGTAGATATCTGCCCGCCACCAGAAGAAAAGGAAAATAAAGATCAGCCCTGAAACTGTCATGCAAATCAAATAAGGATACGAATCTTTTTTCATGTTTAGCGCCCATAAAATTTTTCCTGACCCGGACAAATTTACCATCCATTTTTTGCGCAGAAAATAGCTCATTACTTACTGCACAATAATACACAAAATTGCGTAAATTTTTTGCATGGATTTTAGCTCTTTCAGCCGACATTTAAGGGGTAAATAGCATTTCCTAAAAGCAACTGCACCAACCCAACAGAATGGGCTACCGCTTACGTTGAGAGCAAAAAAGTGTATAGCAGCAATGAACAGCATCCTCGCACTGACGAGGATTTCTTTTATCTGAACTCGCTACGGCGGGGTTTGTTTTTTGGAGATGATAAATGCACTTCCGAGTCACAGGTGAATGGAATGGAGAACCATTCAACAGAGTTATCGAAGCCGAGAACATCAGCGACTGCTATGACCACTGGATGCTGTGGGCGCAGATAGCACATGCAGACGTAACCAATATTCGAATTGAAGAACTGAAAGAACACCAAGCCGCCTGATGGCGGTTTTTTCTTGCGTGTAATTGCGGAGACTTTGCGATGTACTTGACACTTCAGGAGTGGAACGCACGCCAGCGACGCCCAAGAAGCCTTGAAACAGTTCGTCGATGGGTACGCGAGTGCAGGATATTCCCTCCTCCGGTTAAGGATGGAAGAGAGTATCTGTTCCACGAATCAGCGGTAAAGGTTGACTTAAATCGACCAGTAACAGGTAGCCTTTTGAAGAGGATCAGAAATGGGAAGAAGGCGAAGTCATGAGCGCCGGGATTTACCCCCTAACCTTTATATAAGAAACAATGGATATTACTGCTACAGGGACCCAAGGACGGGTAAAGAGTTTGGATTAGGCAGAGACAGGCGAATCGCAATCACTGAAGCTATACAGGCCAACATTGAGTTATTTTCAGGACACAAACACAAGCCTCTGACAGCGAGAATCAACAGTGATAATTCCGTTACGTTACATTCATGGCTTGATCGCTACGAAAAAATCCTGGCCAGCAGAGGAATCAAGCAGAAGACACTCATAAATTACATGAGCAAAATTAAAGCAATAAGGAGGGGTCTGCCTGATGCTCCACTTGAAGACATCACCACAAAAGAAATTGCGGCAATGCTCAATGGATACATAGACGAGGGCAAGGCGGCGTCAGCCAAGTTAATCAGATCAACACTGAGCGATGCATTCCGAGAGGCAATAGCTGAAGGCCATATAACAACAAACCCTGTCGCTGCCACTCGCGCAGCAAAATCAGAGGTAAGGAGATCAAGACTTACGGCTGACGAATACCTGAAAATTTATCAAGCAGCAGAATCATCACCATGTTGGCTCAGACTTGCAATGGAACTGGCTGTTGTTACCGGGCAACGAGTTGGTGATTTATGCGAAATGAAGTGGTCTGATATCGTAGATGGATATCTTTATGTCGAGCAAAGCAAAACAGGCGTAAAAATTGCCATCCCAACAGTATTGCATGTTGATGCTCTCGGAATATCAATGAAGGAAACACTTGATAAATGCAAAGAGATTCTTGGCGGAGAAACCATAATTGCATCTACTCGTCGCGAACCGCTTTCATCCGGCACAGTATCAAGGTATTTTATGCGCGCACGAAAAGCATCAGGTCTTTCCTTCGAAGGGGATCCGCCTACCTTTCACGAGTTGCGCAGTTTGTCTGCAAGACTCTATGAGAAGCAGATAAGCGATAAGTTTGCTCAACATCTTCTCGGGCATAAGTCGGACACCATGGCATCACAGTATCGTGATGACAGAGGCAGGGAGTGGGACAAAATTGAAATCAAATAATGATTTTATTTTGACTGATAGTGACCTGTTCGTTGCAACAAATTGATAAGCAATGCTTTTTTATAATGCCAACTTAGTATAAAAAAGCAGGCTTCAACGGATTCATTTTTCTATTTCATAGCCCGGAGCAACCTGTGAACACATTTTCAGTTTCCCGTCTGGCGCTGGCATTGGCTTTTGGCGTGACGCTGACCGCCTGTAGCTCAACCCCGCCCGATCAACGTCCTTCTGATCAAACCGCGCCTGGTACCTCTTCTCGCCCGATTCTGTCGGCAAAAGAAGCGCAGAATTTCGATGCTCAACACTATTTTGCATCCCTGACACCAGGTGCTGCAGCGTGGAATCCTTCCCCGATTACCCTGCCTGCGCAACCTGACTTTGTTGTCGGCCCGGCGGGCACTCAAGGTGTAACGCATACCACGATTCAGGCGGCGGTAGATGCGGCAATTATCAAGCGTACCAACAAGCGCCAGTATATTGCCGTGATGCCTGGTGAGTATCAGGGAACGGTATATGTCCCTGCCGCTCCGGGTGGAATTACTCTGTACGGTACAGGTGAAAAACCGATTGATGTGAAGATTGGGCTTTCCCTTGATGGTGGCATGAGCCCTGCCGACTGGCGTCACGACGTCAACCCGCGCGGCAAATATATGCCAGGTAAACCAGCGTGGTATATGTACGATAGCTGCCAGAGCAAACGCAGCGACAGTATCGGTGTTCTCTGCTCTGCGGTCTTCTGGTCACAAAACAATGGCCTGCAACTGCAAAATCTGACCATCGAAAACACGCTGGGCGATAGCGTAGATGCAGGTAACCATCCGGCGGTGGCACTGCGTACTGATGGTGACCAGGTACAGATTAACAACGTTAACATTCTCGGTCGTCAGAACACCTTCTTTGTCACCAACAGCGGTGTGCAGAACCGTCTGGAAACCAACCGTCAGCCGCGTACGCTGGTGACCAACAGCTACATTGAAGGGGATGTGGATATCGTTTCTGGTCGCGGCGCAGTGGTGTTCGATAACACCGAATTCCGCGTGGTGAACTCACGTACTCAGCAAGAAGCGTATGTGTTTGCACCGGCTACGCTGTCCAACATTTACTACGGTTTCCTCGCCGTAAACAGCCGTTTCAATGCTTTCGGTGATGGTGTGGCGCAACTGGGCCGCTCGCTGGATGTTGATGCCAATACCAACGGTCAGGTGGTGATCCGTGATAGCGCCATCAACGAAGGTTTTAACACGGCTAAACCGTGGGCCGATGCGGTGATCTCTAATCGTCCGTTTGCGGGTAATACCGGCAGCGTAGATGATAACGACGAAATACAGCGCAATCTGAATGACACTAACTACAACCGCATGTGGGAATACAATAACCGCGGCGTGGGTAGTAAAGTGGTTGCAGAGGCGAAGAAGTAA